TCCTCACACCGCCCCCTCAGCCATAACAAGCTTGTTGAGGACTGGGTGGCTGAGCAGCACATCGAGTTGAGAGACACCATCGAAATAAGCCTCCAACTCGCCCACCTCGTGGGCAGTAACTCCATAGAGAGCTGAGATGTAGTGGAGAGCTTCAGGTCCAACGTCAGGAGATCGACTACCCCGCATAGTGTCGTAGTGTTGACGCTGGAACAACCAACTCTTCTCGTACTGGCGGTCGTGGCCCACACGCACCAACATGCGCGCCAATGCCCCAAGTACGGGCAAATTGCCCATTTGGGCCACAAACCCCTTGCCCACGGCTCCCACGTAAGCTGGGACGTCCGGAACGGGATAAGCGCTGACGCCCAACCGGCTCAAAATTCGGCCCGGCCTGGGAGCAAAGCGCCACCCGTGGCCTTGCGGATACGGCAACATGTTAAGGAAACAACCGCCAGTGGCGGCCGACTCCTTGAGCTTGGGCATGAATCCCAATTTGGCCATAAGTTTGTCAATCCCTTCCACCCGAATCCCGGCCTGAGCAATAAGCAGCATGTCGTCTCCCATGATGGCGAGGGCCACTTGGGTTTCAAGTTGCTGTTGCGTCAGAGCTGGGTTGAGTTTGTGGAGGCAAAACCAGTGGGATAGGGCGTTGATAATGGAGTTGGTGAGACAGGTGTCGGCAGCACCAGACTTCATCGTGCCCTTAACTCGAAAACGCGTGCCATACGTGCCTTTCCCCCGTGTATCAAAGGATTGTGCGATTTTGAAACCAAGGAAGTGTTGGGCATGTTTTCCGCCTGCGCGAGCTAGCACACGCGTTGCAAAGCGTTGCCACTCATCCGTGATGGTCGAGTCGTAGTTGGTCATATCGTTCTCCCAGAAAGACGAACGTTGTTTGCGGTAGCGCGTGTACCACGCGCTGAGTTCCTCAACGGTCTTTCCGGCCGCGAAAAAAATGTGGTCATTCCAGAGGTGGTGGAGTTGCCGTTGGTAGGCCGCGACAAAGAGGGCCATCCAGATCGTGGGCTCGGGCCCAAATGAGCATATGGCCCGAG